CGGCACAACCGCTTCGGGGCCGCGCTCACCGATCATCGCCAACGTAGGCGAAGTCACAATGCCACCGTCAGCGAGCATCGGTATGTTTGGCACGCTGATGCCTTTGCCACCAAACCCCGGCACCCATGACGGAAAATTAAACGACAACTTGCCTACCGTGCCGTTCCACAATTTTGCTATTGCGTTAAATATGCCTTTGTAGATGTTGAGTACGCCGTTAAAGTAACTGGTCAAAAAATCTAGGCTAACGGTGACGCCTGTTTTGATTGCGTTAAATACTGTGTCAACTACGTTACGTACTGTCTCAAATCGTTTGTACAAGATGACGAGCGCCGCGACAAATGCAACAATGCCGATAATGACGAGCGCTATCGGGTTTGCTGACATAACAAAGTTAAACGCCGCTTGCGCTGCCGTAGCGATCTGTGACGCAATAGTAAACGCTTTTATAGCAATGTTTGCGACGATAATTGCCGCCGAAAAACCGCCGATGACGCCTGCAATAATTAGAAACGTTGTCGTGTTTTCTTGCGCCCATGCCGCCATTGGCTCTAAAAGTTCTAACAACTTTTGCAACACAGGTAGCAACGCTGCGCCGATCGACTCTTTAGTTTCGTCCATCGCAATTTTCATGCCCTTCATACGCCCCTCGAATGACTCGGCTGCGACTGTTGCCGCGCCACCAAACGAAACCGATAGCGCGTTGGTTATGTCATCAAGTGTTGACTCGGAGTCAATGACGCCTTTAAGCGACGGGTCTAACTTTGTGAGCGCTGCGGTTTGTCCGTTGGCTGCCTTACCTAACGCCAACGTGACAGTTTCTAAGTCTTTGCCAGTTGCCGCCGCAATGTCAAGCGCCGTGTTCATTAAACCTTGTGCGACTTCTACCGAGCCAGTCGAGCGCACTAGGTTTGCCATTGCTGGTCTAAGTTCGTCGTCGGCTACCGCAAACGCACGCGACATGCCCGAGATAAATTCTTCATTGCTAGCAATCACGTCATCGGTTGCCATAGCGCTAGTACGCAACTGTTGCGCCAACAAATCTTGTGCTTTTTGATCTTCGACCGCTGCCTGCGTAGCAACGCCCAAACCTGCAGCCAAACCACCAAGCGCCGCAATAGCCGGCACCATTGCTTTCTTTAACGCAAACCCTGCCTTAGCGCCTGCGCCCTCAAGTTGCTTAAATTCTTTGATCGCTTTATCGATGCCCTTGCCGTCAAACTCGCTAATAATCGGAATAGATAATGCCATTACTTAAATCCTTTTTGCACGTTTTGCATAGTTTGTAAAACCATTTTAGACATTTCACGAGTAACCGCTTCAAGTTCTTTATCAACTGCAGGCCCGATAATTCGCGTAGTGTTTTGATTTAGAAACCCTAAAGACGCGCCTAAACGATTAGAAGTTTTGCGACCGGCTGCCTCAAACACGGCTGCTGCTACGTCTTTTTGTATAATAAGAATTACGCCAATAGCACGTTTGCGCGTATCAAATTTTGTTTGCACGCCTTTAATTGCTCGATCTAATCTAAACGGAAATATTTTGCGACCTTCTTGTGTCCAATTTCGCGACATACCCGACAACGCAAACGGGTGCGACTGGTTGCCTAAAACCTCGTACGCTTTTTTTGCTGAATTAATTGCAGGTTGCGCTATTTGTGTTGCGTCAGCCTTAAATTGTTTTTGTAGTTGTTTGTCAATTTTACCTAATTGATTTATAGCGTCTTTCGCGCCGACGACTTTTACCGTTGTAGATACCGCCATCACTTACGCTCTTTGTTTATAAGTTCAATAGTTGTGTTCATGTCATCTATGTCAAATGTGATCTGTGGCGGCCAATACCCGGTAGCAACAAGTATCTGCGCTAATCCGTAACGGTATGAGCCGCGTCTACTTTTGGGGTTGTCTGCTCAATGACTTCAAGATTGAGCAACGATTTGATGTACTCGTCTAATAGCGCTGGCACGATGATGCCGTTTTGTCGTGATGCTTCGTACGCCAAAAACGCCAAATCTTCTATACCGATACCGTCGCTGATTTGTGACGCTTTGCGTTTATATTTTCTTTCCCACGCCACGATTGTCATTAGGTTTGTAGTGACGGTTTGTTCGCTGTCAGCAAACGTCAGTTTCATTGTTAATTGCATTAGTGCCCCCGATACGGCGTTGTATGTTTTTTGTTTATTGCTTTAGTTCTCAGCGGCCAATGCCGCGCGATCATGAAACCGCTTTAGTTAAAACACCACCGGCAAAAACTAGACTTATTGAGCTGAGCTCTCCAAGCGACGCCGAAATCGGGGAATGGCTGGAAAGATAGCACCCGGTTAGTGTGTACTTCGGCGAAGTCGATGTCGGTGTGACTAAACCTGCTGCGGTTGGCGAAACCGTAATTGTTGTCGTAATTCCAACCAAACCGTAAATTGTCGCTTCGGTTTCACTTGCTTCGTACGACTGAAATAGTGTCACCTCGAATGTGTTGTTTTGCAATGACGTGACTGTTGATGCACCAAACTTGCGCGCCGTGTCACCAAACGCAGTAGTTTCAAGTTGGTCAAATTCGTATGTCAAAGTTGCTTCGGTTGCCTGATCGGTTAAATTTACTGCGTTGATCGTTAGCGCTGGGTTGCTCAAGTAAACGGTTGTGGCCATAGTGGTTATTCCTTTTCGTCTGTGTCTTTAGTTTTAACAGATTTTTTGGGCTGTTGCGTGGATATATGCCCTGCGTCAATCAAATGCTCAATGTTGCAACCCTCTAAATCTTTGTCGGTAACGGTGTCACCACGTTTTAGCCCGTCGAGTCTGTTGCTGGTCACTAGGTAAGTTGTCATGTGTTTAGGCTGTCCTTGCTGCGATACCGCACGTCAAATCGTAGCACGGGTACTCTTGCCCACCGATTTCTAGTACGCCCGGTTGCCCTGATGTGATGATAATTGCTGACCCTAAAACGGTTGCTGTGATCTGCAAGATTTCGCGCAACACGGGTAGCCCTGCTGGGCCGCTGCCAATAATTTTTATCGGAAAATCCATGCGCACAATGTTGCCGTTGCCTGCCGTAGTTGTAAAACTTGGTGCTTGTAGGAACACGCAATTCGGCACGATTTTTGTCGCGTCGTTGACAACGCGCAATGATGTGATAGCCGTCAGCGTTGCTGTGATGTCGTCAATGCCTTCGTTGAGTAGGTCGGTGTACGGTGCTGGCATCTATGCCACCGCTGGTCGATCAATGCCTAACAACTGTTTAACAATCGGCGTCAATGACTGTTGTGGTGCGCTACCCATGCCCTCGAATGACGCGAACACGTTCTCGAGTGAGCCACGTGAGCGCCATAGCGCCGCGCAATACATGAGCGTGCCTAGTGTTACGTCACCGCTAGGCGACGTGCTGAGACTGTCGTTGTAGCCTGCCTCGGCGCGACGACGGCTGCAAAACTGGTTGCCAGCGCTTACGGCCTGCGTAGCCAGCGTGTAATCGTCTGACGGGTTAGTAATTGACACGCCAAGATAGGTGACAAGGTTTGCGACCGTGACCCAAGTGCAAGTTGGTGTGAACGTAACTGTGCCTGTGTAGAACGCGCTGTACTCGACTGCATCGCCTGTGCAGGCGTATAGCACTTGATTTGCGCGCGGTACGTTCTCGTTAAATGTCCATTCGCCTGTAGTGCTATCTATGCCTGTGTATTCGTATTGCGGGCATGACAACACGGTGAACGTGCCGTTGAACGGTGCGGCAATGCTTGCGACAACGATGCTGTCGCCAACCTGTATGTCGGTTGGCTCGAGCGTTGAAATGCAGGCGTAGTTATTTAGTAACTGTTTTGACGCTGTTAGATAAGTTGCCATAGCGGTTATGCCGCTTGACTACTAGGCAACGACGATGGATTGAATAAACGACGACTTGGCGACGAATGTTGCGAAGTATCCGTAGTAAGAGAACGTGCGACCAAGGGTTGCAGGTACTTCTACTGACAAGATGCCTTTTTGCTGTTCGTAAATTTCGTAGCCCGGTGCGTAAACAACAAGCATTGTGCCTGATGCAAAGTTGTTATCAACAACCATTGACAGACCGTAAATGTTTTGGCTCGAGTATTGCAAACCACTTGTGTTGCCGACGCTGTTCATCGTTGTCATTCCGCCACCGTTGTAGCCCAACAATGGTCGCT